TTTCCCAAAAACCTCCGCAACTTTTCGGCTTGTTGTTGTCAACACTTCTTCGTTTCTCTTTCCTGTAATTTTTACTAACATAAAATCAATCCTTTCTATTGTTTTATTATTTTTGGGTATAAAAAAAGCACCTAACTTCTGTTAAGTGCCTTTTAAAATTCTATTATCCCTGCCCAAGGTGGTGGGTTTTTCTTTTCTTCTTCCATTTCTCTTTTAATTAATTCATCTAGTTCTTTTCTTGCTTGTGTTTTTTCTTCTTCTGTTCCATTTTCAATAATTTCCCACAATTTTAATTCTTCTTCACTAGGTAAAACCATATTTATCACCTCTTTAAATCAATTATTTTAAGCATATTTTCAATACAATCATTACTAATCTCTGCTGATAAACATTCAGCAAATAGTTCAGAATACTTGTGTTTGATATAACTTTTTTCGGCATATCCGCTTATATTATGCTTAATAAATTCTAGATCATCTTTTCTTTTTTCACTAACATATTCCATCAACTTATTTTCCACAATATATCTAGCCTTATCAACACTTACATTATTTTTTTCGGCATACATTACTAAAGTGTCTTCATATTGCTTATGCCCTAACTCATGCAAATACGGAGCAACTTCAGTATTATTTGAAAAATACCCTTTTGTTTTGTTAATATACGCTGTTATTTTTTCCGGTGTGTTATACTTGCTGTTAATGTACATTGTATTTGTTTCTTTTCGATAACCGCCTATTGCGTCTGTGTTTAAATTATACTTATCAAAATCAATAACAACTATTTTAGGCATTTCAAAGTCTTTAGGCAATCGGTTGGCTACATTACGCATATTTTTTTCAGTAAGCCTTACAGCCTTGTTTTTAGTTGTATTTTCAATATCCGTATAAATTTCAAATTGACTATTTTCAACTTTTTTAACAGGTATTTTGATTTTACCCACTTTGTCAATAGTTTCTTTTCCATATTTAGGTCTAAAACTATTACTCATATAGTCAATTTCATCCGTATTTATTATACCACCCCTATCGCCCTTTGTAAACTCTTTTTCAACCTTTTTCCGAATTTCTTCAATATTCTTACCGCTTTTCTCAGCAAACTCCTCAACTGTCACCAATTCATATTCAAGAAAGCATCTGCACCGGCAGTCATTTCTTGCAGTTCCGCTCATGCCGGGGCACTCGGCATAAACACCCGGTTCAAGTTCAAACCTGCCTCCTGCCTGAATTATAGTGCCCTCCATTTTTTGATGATTAGCTCCGTTTTTGCTTTTCGATGTTTTCCATCCCGTTCGGGTATGATATCTTTGCTGAGGTCTTACACGCTCATCCTTCATAGTGCGCCACACAGCAGTATAAACAAATTCAGTATTATCAAAAGCTTGATTAATATCCTTTGCGCTATCCATCAAGCCGCCTTCTGTTACTCTGTGCGTTTCAGTACGTACAATATTGGTAGCTTTGGCATAGCTAATATCTAGTTTTTCTGTTATCTTTTTGGCTGTTGTTTCATATCTGTCTCCATTCATCAGACTTATATTTATCTGCTGCTTAATATCATAAATTACTTCCTTACGATTTCTTTCAAGAATATCCGGTAATGTCAGACCGCTCACAGGATTTTCAATTGCTCTTTTCATAACCTCCGGCCTGACATTTAAATCTTTTAGATACTTCAATGCGGATTTTGTGTCTTCTGCGTTCAGCACTGCTTCTGACATTCCCTTATAGCACGCAGTATATGTATCTTCCACTGTTTTTCTTATTAGTGCCGCTATTTCCGGAGTCAAATTATTAACATTTTCTTCAATTTCCTCTAAAAATTTTGCGTACCGAGATTTTTCCTGAAGCATAGCAACCGTAAGCTTTCCTTCCTGTGAATACTTCACATATTCATCTGCAAGAAAATGATTTAGTTCCTTTAACAGCTGTTTATAAATTTTTCTTATTTTCTTTTCTGTAAGTATCTCGCGGCTTTGTTCTATGCGCCTGATTTCATGCAATAGTTCATTAAGTCCCTGCTTTGCCTGAGGCATATAAAATCCTCCGTATATATTTAAGATAAATCTTCATTATCAGTTTCCAGATCTTCGTCAGTAAGCGATGGTATGCCGTCTTTCTCTTTATCAATCATTTGCATAATGTAATCCACATCATCAACAAAGGACAGTTGACTGTATGCAACTTCTTTTGGCAATCCTGCCGCAATAAGAGCCTGTACAGTCTGCGCCTCGCTTGACAGGTCCAGAGGAAAGTTACGGTTAAAATCCATTGTCACCTGAAGCGGATCAATTATTTTGCCTTTTTTCCTCCACGCAGAAGCAAGAAGCTTCCACATATACTGCGCAGCGTTCATCATCTGCGCCTGAAACATACCGCATTTTATTTCAAGTCCGTGAAGCTTAAACTTAAGACTCACACCGCTTGCATTTCCGAAACTTTCATCGCCGAGATTCGGAGTTTCACTGAACCGATAAATATTATCCTCAAGGCGCTCAAGATGATGTTCTGTAAATGAGTCGTTTATTTCCTTTGTAAGAAAATATACTTTGCCCTGTTGCGTTCCGGAGGTCCTAAACCTAAAGGAACCGTTTTTCTGCCCCTCCTTAATAGCCTTATCATCAACGTGCAGATTTTCAAAAATCATATACGCATGGACAAAACTTTCTACTTCATTTGAATTGTCTGATAATACTTTGTCATAATCATCTATTAGGGCGAGTACTTTTTCTGCATCTCCCAGCATTTCCTTGTTGTTTGGTATGCCCTGAAGCGGACAGTAATCAAACATATGAGATTTCTTGTCAACCTCCGTAAGCCGGCTTAGATTTCCTTCATAAATCGTTACAAAGGTATTATCATAAAATTCAACAATCCACTTTTTAGAACCGTCACTATCAGCCGTACAAAAATATCTCACAGCATATTCGGGTTCTGTAATATCCGTTGTCGACAGTATTATGCTTTCATATGAGTGAACTGGCATTACCCGTTCATGCCCATCTGTATCAATATAAAAAAGCCTGCCGGCATACCCATAAATGCTTGCAAGCTTTGTTATTTCCATATCAGCGCCGTACATATTATTTCGGGTTGTAAAATCGGTTATTATCTTTGAAGCCTCAAAAACACCGTCTTCCCCGCCGCTTGCGGCTTCCGACTCTCGACCTTTGCTATAACCATATGTAACCGGCTTACCGGCAAAATATCCAGTTTTAAAATCAATTATTTCACCAAAAAAGTCATTGTTGATTTTATTATTTATGGGGTGTGATTCCTCGAATCTTGATTCCCTATTCATTATTGGGACTGAACCTTCAAGAGTCATATATCTCTCATACAGCTTTTTATTATATGCTGAATTACATTTGTGCTTACTGATTATTTTATATAATAAATCAAGTGTAAAACCATCTTCATTCAATATCCTGCATTCAGCTGAATAATCTGGATATATTGTGTCAATATTTCTGCTCATTTTTTCTGCCCTTCCTTTTTGGTCTGTAATTCGGCAGCCTTCTATCAAAATATATCCTGTTGTTATTTAACAAGGTCATGCCGCATTTTTTACATACTTTGCACCCGCATATCCAAACAGCTTCATGACTGCACATAATCATAACCTCTTTCCGGCTGTCATCTCGGCTTCAAGCATTTCGTCTTCTATTGCATATCTCAAAGCATCAATCAAATGGTTATTCGCATCAACCGGCTTAGCCATTGCATTGCCGTACTTATCTTCTTTCCAGTGATACTGTTCAATTTCATTTCTGAAATTCTGACAGTCTTTATGTATTATAATATCATATCCCTGTAAATACCGAACGCCCCTATTTATACTGTCCGGACCCTTTACAGCAGGGACGGCATTAATGCCGTTCATTGATAAATAATCAATTGTCTTCGGCTCTGAGCTGTCACAGGTGATAATACCGCCTCTGAAAAAGTTCCTGCATACTTCAGCAAGTTCATCATCGCTCATGCCTGCCTGATACCATTCATCAAAAACATATATCTTTTTATTCTTTTTATCAAGATGAAGCCTTATCAGTGCGTTAGGATCTGATGAGTATCCAAAGTCCATGCCGTTATAAATATGATCAAATCCGGATATTGATTCGCTTAGGTCTTCTACAATCCAGTTTTTAAAAATAACATGCCCCAGTACTCCCCAGTTTCCGTAAGTATAAACATTTCTGAAATACTCATCACTTTCATTTTCAAGACTGTAGACGTCATCGATAGTCAGAAATTTATTATCCTTGTAAGTGGTTTTTAATATTGATATATCTTTGTCCCTGTATATTGTTTTATCATCCTGCCAATTACCGAAAAAATCCTTATATATCCAATGGGTTTTTAAAATGGGATTAAAAGATAATATAATAGCTTTTTTAAACAGCGAATACCCTCTGAGTCTTTTTTTAAGCTGTAAATACGCTTCACGTTTTACCTCCGTTGCTTCTTCAATCCATATTCTTTCAAGAACACCGTTTGCCGGAGTTATGGATTTAAGCTTCTCCACATCGTCCAGTCCTGCAAATAATATTTGTTTGCCGTTTTCCTTGCAGGTGATAACCATATCCGACTTATTTATCGAGTACAGATGATTTACTCCATATGCAGAGATAGCCTTTTTAATTTCATTGAATAATGAATTTCGTATTGTTTTACCGATGTTTCTTGTAAGCAGCCAGTTAACTCCCCTTAAATTATCCATGACAACTCGCTGCGCCAGGAAGAAGCTTTTGCCGCTTGACGATCCCCCATAGTATATCTGTGTACTTCGTTCCTCTGATAAAAATGGGATATACACATCGTTTACATAAATCGTTTTGCCCATACCTATTCCTCTTCCTGGTTATCAGACTTTTGCGAGGCAGGAACAATATTGAAGCTTATCTCCTGTTCCTTTGAAGCTTCATCCTCTTTGCGTTCAGTAAACATACCCAAATGCCTTCCGAGAAGCTCAAGAGCCTTGATTTTATCATAGGACGATACTTCAACACCGAATTTGCCTTCCTTTATACATGATATGGTTTTCCTTATTTCATCAGGCAGTGTGTCAGTTGCCGCAATATCAACAGTTCCATTTGCATTTACGCTGGCTATCTTTGTCCTGTCTGAAAAAGCAATCGCTGCAAGTTCCTCTATTACCCTATCAGCGGTAATTTCAGTTCGCTCAGACCTTTTTTTCTGTAAGTTAAAAATATATTCCTGTAATTCAACTTTTTTCAACATACGCTGACCCATGGAATATGCTGTCTTTGCTGAATACCCTGCACGGATTGCCGCCTGTGTGGCATTAAGGTCAATGAGGTACTCCTCACAGAATCTTTTTTGCTTATCGGTTAATTTCTTTGTCTTCGGCATTACCTCACTCCCTTTCCTGCACCAAGGCATAATAAAAGCCCCGCTTGTGACGGAGCTTAGTCTATAGGTTCATAAGTTTTCTTAAAGATGTCTGGTTTGCATGGATATTGCTCCCCTTCAACACCGGTAATAATGTAATCTCCAACAGAAGCCTTCATCTCGCCTTCAAGAGTGTGTATAATCTTTTCTGTATCAGTTTGATAGGCTTCTATGATTACAGGCTTTTTTCTATATTTTTTTATTTGATTCATAGTTATCACCTCATTGTTAGCATGTTCTTTATTTTTCAAAATATACACAAACACCGCCCTGAGAGGGCGGTGAAAATTATTATCTTCTTTTACTACTTTCATTATAAAATAAAGCAAAAAAAATTTTCATTAATAATAAAAATAAGAATAATGATAAAAAAGTAGAAGCAGTTAAAATACTTGATATTATTTGTTTTAAATAAAATTTATTTAAATAATTTTTATCTTTAAAAAGTGCACAAATTAATGCCACAAAAATTGTAAAAAATGCAAATAGAACACTGTTTTTTAAATACTTAATTAACGTACCCAACATAGTTTGACTTAATGCTTTTTCATCTTTAATATTTGCATATTCCTTTATTATATTTGAACCAAACAATGTTGAAACAGCTGTTATATAAAATCCTAATAAGATTGATATTACTGTAAGTATTTCATTAACTAAGCTTATAGATTTTAGATTAAATATATAATTAATCAGAAAACCTATAACAAAAATACACACACATCGTACCTTATCTTTTTTATACACTTACTTCCCCCTTTTAATTTTTTTCAGATTACTTAATATCTTCTTTTTTACATCGTCAGAATTAAACAAATCTGTATCCTTCTCAGTATTAACATAAATATCAACAACAACAACATATTTTTCAGTATTAAATATATTTTCAATATCATTATCATCATAACCACATACAACCAACTTATTAAATTGATTATTATCATAATTCTGAAAAATTCTTTTAATAAACTTATCGATATTTTTTTTAAAACTTAATCTACCATAATTAACATCTATTTTTATATATTCCGCTAAATCAAATCCATATATATTATTTAAATAATTATATATACCTGTTTCTTCTTGAAATAAATCTGGTCTAACAGTAAATTTAATATTTTTTAATGAACAGATCGCTTTGCTAAATTCATCAATATCTTTATAATGAAGTTTAATATTAACATCAACATTTAATATACTCTTTAAGTAATCAATTAGTATTTTCATTTTTTTTCTATCTGAAAGATACAATGTATTATTTTTTAAATAATACATACCAAAAAACTGGTTTTTTAATTCTATTTGATATGGTTTTCTTGGATTTGGTTCCTCTTCATCGCTAATATCATTATATATGATATTATTGCGTTTATTTAGATAATCATATTCAGCATATATCCATAAATATTCTTCATCTTCATTATAATTAACTTTAAATTTATAAAGTTGTTTTTTATTTTCATCAATATACTTTATTCTATTGGAATTGGAAATATTAATCATATCTTTTTTCTCTGGAACATTTCCGTTAATAATTAATTGCATACTTTTAAAAGATATTTTTTTCATAAATATTCCCCCTTTATTTTATAAATTGTACCATAATTTAGTAAATATTACAATATAATATTAAAAATTTAATATAAATATTTTTTTATAAAATCTGTGCAAAATCAACAAATTTATTTATAAAGGGAGGATTTTCTCAAAACTTTATCTAATTAATGGAAACTTAATACTATTTTTTTATTTCCTATTATACATTATATCACAGTCAAGGGGTGCAAAACAATACCAAATTATCAAGAGCTTTTTTATGTTTATATTTTACAGTGCGTATACAACAATCCATATTTTCTGAAACCTGCCCCCACGTTTCATAACTAAGATAATGCCTCGATAACAACGCTTCTAATTCATCGTTATGTAATTCCCTGATAACCGTTTCAATTTCTCTGCGGCAACGTGTATACTCCGATAGCGCATTGTTATATTTTTCTTCTGTTTCTGCAAGCATTAACAAAGCTTCTTCCATACCGTTTGTACGGCTGTCTGATCTGCCTTTGTCATTTTTTTCATAGTTAGCTGAAATATCTTTAGCACGTTCTTTGTCACGTTCAAGTAAAGAACCAAGTGCCTTAACCTTTTTCTCAGCATGAAATGCCCTGTTAAGCCATGCTATCTTTTCAAGCTGTTCATCTGTCAAACTGTATCCCTCCGATATTATCCCTTTCCCCTGCAATAAGCTGACCGTAAGAAAGTCCCATACTTTGGCCTCTCAGGGTAACAGCTTCAATCCTTTCAAACCAATTCATATTTGAAACTGACTCTTGGTATGTCCGAGGGACAGTTCCTCGCTTTTTAGCATTATGCCTTGCTGAACTTCTATTCTTGCGGAACTTAGCGCAGCTGTCACAGAATCTTTTCCGCTTATTGTCTGTAACGAATCCACCACCGCAATGCTCACAAATTTTAATCATCAGGCTCTACCTCCTTACGAAGCTGCGGTACAGCTTCTTTTTCCACTCCGGCACTGGTTCAGGTTTATATTTATTGCATTTTTCTGCTGTATTGTAATTTGCACCGTCAATGCATTTTTTACGGTTTAGGCATTTACTGCACTTGTCCATTTTTATGCAACTCCTTTTTCATGTTAAGCAACTCAGAAAGCTTGTTTTCATACCACTGAGCCTTTAATATATCTTCTTCTCC